ATTATGTATACTTACACATCTTTATTAAGACGTAAGCAGGGAGCCACTTTCCAAGCATTACGTCACTAGCGTGTCACTATAAAAGCCACTATTTCTGAGAGGGTGCTAAAGTCTAAGAACATTGTGACCGACACCATTTTTCAAATTCTTTCTTGTCTATAAGCCACCTGCGACCAAACTTAAAACCCTTAATGATACCGGAGCGTACCAAAAGGTAAATCTTGTCCCGCTTGACACACCTTAGTGTCTGTGCGGCTTCATCGACAGTAAGATATTCTACGTCTACCATTCCTTTTACTCCTTCAATTTATTTTTTTTTTACTACCAATACCATTTATGTTGAACTTCGACACCGTTGGGTCTCATATTATCCGAGGGGTCTAAGTGTACCTCAAAGACTACTGCTTTATTCATTTTATAATTACGTTGGATAGAGACAGGAACATATAGGTCATCTTTATGGTAACCTATACCTACTCCAAGTTCCCATTTAGGTGTCATTTGTTTTACTAAAGGTGTCACGTCGATTTCCGTTGTTACCTTAGCTGTTGACTCGTCTATACGAGTTGTTACAGGGGCAGTCACCATCTGACCATTTACTTTAGCGACATACTTGGTTTCGACAATCAGGTCAGGGTCACTTTTAGTTTCCTTAGGGGTAACCTCCAAGGTGGTCTTAGAGGTTGCCACATAGGGAGCCGTGGTTGTCTCTGTGGGGACTACGGGTGTCTCGTAGTACCGTCTGACCGAGAGTGCAATACCCGCTACGGTTAAGACAATCAACGACAGAATAATGATTTGTCTTTTGGTCATTAGCCCATACCTCCGGCTGTCAATATGACATTCAGGACTGTTTGGGTGACTTTTAGGATGTCTACGAGGGACTTAAGGTCACCTTTATGTAGGGCATAAGAAAAAGCTACAACAATAAGAGCGAAGCTCAGTTTGATGTAGGTCTGATTTTTTAGGTATAAAATTTTTAATTTATTGATGATGCTTCACTCCTTTTTATAAATCAACTAATAGTCAGAGGGAAAGTTACCAAGGAGGTGAGATAACCTTTACCCTTTGACTATTAGTCTTTATCTTTATTGGTTTATCTATTAACAATTAACTTTAGTTCTAAGCTATCAGGGACTTAGAGGAACCTTAAAGGAGTCTTTAAGTATTCTTTAAGTTTCTCCTTAAAGTTATCTTAAAGGAGACCTTACCTTCACTCTATATAACTTTTGGCACCTTTAGTCTCTATATGTGACACTTAGAATTTTGTATTTATGTGTGACACTTAGCTATCGAGGTTATGAGTTAGCCTTATGCAACCATCAATGTTGCCGATAATAGAAGTTGTCGAGCACATTACATTTGTCGATTACCCTACCTGTTGTCTGTTTACGAATACTTTTGATTTTATTAGGGTCTTCTTCCACATACAGAACACCATAGTCAGGGTCTAACCATCTTTCAAGAAGTTCGTCGTTTAACTGCTCAATACCCTGCTGTTCACTCATAGACACCATATCTCTAAAGTATTCAACGCCACCAGCTACTGCGTCAATCCTATCATCGTGAGCTAATGCTCCACGCTCACGTGAAAGGCGGGTCATTTGATAAAACAAAGAATACTGACTGTTTTTCTCATACACCTTATAATCATCTTCGATTACCTGTTTATCGACAATCAATTTATGTCGCATCATAACAGGCTCTAATGTGTCAATAATACGAGCTTCTTTTTGAGCGGAAGCCGCCTTTGCGTCATCTACAACACAACCGGGATAAATCTCTAAAACTACTGGTCTTAGTAATTGAGCAAACATACCATTGCCAAAGTTAGGCTCAACAATAATGGATTGCAGATTATAATACTTAGCTTTAGTCGCTAAAGCCCTAAGAACACTATCGGCGTAACCTTCTTTAAAACCTCCAACTTCTAACAAAAAGATGTAGCCATTCATAAACTTTAAGACAGCATAGGCTGTTTCGTCTTTACCACGCCCGGAAGGGTCAACAAACATAATACCTGTTGTGTACCTTGCTGTTTCTTCAGACCTTGCCAAAGGTGCATAATAATAGTCACCTTTTAGAGCAACACAAGGTAAATCACCATGTCGCTGTCCATTTCCATTTGCCCACGCCCATGTTAAAGACGATGCTTCTATATCCAATGAAGTAACTATTAAATCCGAAACTTTCAGCGGGTATTTCTCCGCATCAGATAAGTTCGTATTAAGTAAGAACTGTAAAGCAAAACCAGCCTTGCCGTAAGACAATCTTTTCTTGTCTATTTCTTCTTCATTGAAACGTGCGGGGTCTGTTGGATAACCAGCGTATGCGTCAGGGTTTTCATCGTACTTATTCGCAATACAAGGTGCTAGTCTATCTCCAAAAACATCATGGATATAGTCTTTACGCTGTTTCTTATCTTCAGGATAGATAATAGGATAAATTATACAACCATAGCCACGTTTTTGAAGTTCATTATATAATGACATTTCATTTTGAGGTGTACCAAGATAAACTATCTGACCACCGGGCTTTAAAATTGCATCAAACTCTTTTACAGCTTCAGAAAGTTTATCTCGTTGGGCTTGTGTCCCCGAGTTATTCGGAACCTCTACGTCATCAGCTAAAAGATAGTCTGCACGGGAACCAGTAATCTGACCTGTAATACCAACGGATTTAACCGACGGAGAAATGTCAGGTGGTATCCCTGCGACATCAAAAGCATTTTGGGTATTTCTTCCTTCGTCGTTTGGACGTAAATCCTGAAGGAAGGATAACGTCATAAAGATACGCCTGATAAAGTTAGCGTTACCATCTGCCCTATCTTTAGATGCAGAAATAATTAAAATTTTCTTTGTTGGTTCTCTCCACAAAAGCCACACACAGAAAGCACAAGCAATAAAAGATTTTGCAACACCACGGAATCCTTCAAGGATAAATCGGTCACTTGGAGGGTTCTGTAAGGTATTTGCTATGTCATATTGGATCGGCGTAGGGTTAGGTAAGCCTATTTCTCTCCAAACGATGAACAGGAAGACCCTAAAGTCCTCCTGTGCCCGTTCCTGCTGTTCTTTACTCCAATTCAATGTCAGTGTTCACCATCAAACATAGGAATTTCATTTTCAGCAACTTTTTGTAATTCAGACATACCCGGTGTCTCAGCAGTGGTCACCTGCTTATTTTGTTGAAGGAATTTTCGCACCTTTTCCAAAAATGCGGGGTTCTTTTTCATTTCGGGGTCAGCCAACCCATCTTTTAAAGCCTGTACTTCAAGAATAGCTATTTCATCTAAAATCTCTTGTGGAATTTTAGTCAATCCTATCACCACCTAGCGGCGTATCCACGGACATCAACATGGACACCCCAAGTGTACCATCCAATACCGTCTGCGCCACATTTTTCTGCTACCTGTGCCAGTTCATCCACAGTCATCCCTTCCGGCAACTGTACGTCAGCCGCCGTACCAAAAACGTGCTGAGAGTTTGATACACCATCTACTTCAGCATTATGTGCAGGGCACCGATAGGCACAAGAGAGCACTAAAGGTTTACCAATATATTGTCGCATACGCTCTAAGACCTGCACGAGTTTAGGGTTAACTCCGGCACCATTATCCATACCGCCACAACCACACTTGCAGGCAAACTCAGAGCTATCAAAGTGTTCCGAAAGTTTCATAGGGATTATTCACTCCTTTTAAATGTTTTATAGATTGTACAAACAATTTGCACTAAAATGTACAGAATGGTCATAACATAGACCATGTCAGACAAAGGCACCCCAAGTACGGAGAGTGTAGATACTCCGACCGGAGGTGCTATTTTTAATACTTCATCGTGAAGATTGTCGTTATTCATTTGTCACTCCTTTAGATGTCACCACCATATTCTATGATTACCCAGCCGTTGTTACCAGAACTACCAGATTCGCCACCACCGTTAATCTCATTGCTGGCTTTTCCTCCAACACCACCTATGCCACCTGAACCATAACTAATTCCAGCACTACCATCACCATTTTTGATGCCTCCTCCTTTACCTCCACCGCCACCGATTGCTGTTATTCCTAATGCTGACGACGTTTCTCCATTATTACCATCACTTGCAGTGTTAACTGTACCATTAACTCCGGCACCGCCTGTACCACCTGCACCAACATGAATGCTATAAGGTTTTGCAGATATAACGGCTTGTGTATTCACAATTAAATTGCCCCTACCGCCAGCACCTCCTGAATAAGCACCACTTGCGCCACCCCCACCACCACCAGCACCTGCAACAGTACTTTTTGCAGTAGTAACCCCCACGGGGAAAGTAACTGTATATGTCCCCGGAGTCCTATATTCAATCTTGTTATAAGGTGGCGTTGCCTGACTCAAAATCGCATAAGTATTCGTACCTTTTTTGACCCTAGCTTGTGTACAAAAGGCATCAGATGTCCCCCCC